GAGCGCGACGGCTGAGTATCTTACCAATTCGACTTCAACCGGACCCGGTAACTTTAAACTGCGTCTTGGTTCAAACGGATACGATGAGTCGTTGATTTCGCTCTCTGAGCTTGGTAACGCTTGGAATCACTTCTCTTCAGCTCAGAACATAGACATTGACCTAATCATGCAGGGTAAACCCTGTGGTGTGGCTGGTCAGACGTGGCAGCTGGCAAACTGGTTGATCGATAATATCGCCACGACTCGCCGTGACGTCGTTCTGACGATTTCGCCAGATAAATCTATGATTCTTAACGAGTTCGGCAACGAAGCCGTTAACTTGTTGAGTTGGACTAATAACCTACACGATTCTACCTACGCAGTGGTCGACAGCGGTTACAAGTACATGTACGACAAGTACAATGATCTGTATCGTTGGATACCGTTGAACGGTGATATCGCTGGTTTGATGGCGCGCACCGACCGTACGAATAACCCGTGGTGGTCACCGGCCGGTCTAAATCGTGGTATGATCAAGAACGTCGCTAAACTGGCTTATAACCCAGTCGAAGCGGATCGTGACTTGCTGTACGTCGCTGGCGTCAACCCCGTCATCACGATTAACGGCGTCGGAACGCTACTCTTTGGTGATAAGACGTTCACGATCGAAGATACGGCTTTTGGCCATATCAACGTTCGTAGGCTGTTCATCGTCCTTGAAAAGGCTATTACTTCAGCTTCGAAGTACATGCTATTCGAGTTCAATGACACGTTCACGCAGTCGCAGTTTAAGAACATGGTGAATCCGTATCTTCGCCAGATCAAGGGCGAACGCGGTATCACTGACTTCTTAGTGGTTTGTGACGCTACGAACAACACGCCTACAGTCATTGACGCGAATCAGTTCGTCGGCGACATATACATCAAGCCGTCGCGTTCGATTAACTGGGTCACTCTGAACTTCGTGGCCGTCGCTACTGGTGTCGAGTTCTCCGAAGTTATCGGCGGATACGGCGCATAAATAGGCCATAAGCTCAAGGAGTTAAATATAAATGACTTTCGACATCAATTCGTTTAAGTCAACTGGTTTGAAGTGGGGCGGCGCTCGTCCGTCCCTCTTCGTGGTCGAGTTCACGCCTCCTGGTACTATCGGAACTACGACCGGATTGAATGGTGTCACCTACATGTCACGAATGACGTGTAAGGCGGCCTCGCTTCCTGAATCGACTGTCGCTGAAATAGAAGTCGGTTACTTTGGTCGAAAGGTTAAAGTATCCGGTGAGCGCGCTTTTCAAGATTGGCAGCTTAACGTGATGAACGATGAGAATTTCGTCATTCGTTCGTTGCTTGAAAGTTGGTCAAACGCGATTAATCGCATGGAAGCTAATATTCGTGATACTGCTTATGATCAGGAAGCTTACAAGACCGATATGGTCGTAAGACAGTTTTCGAAGATCGGTGACGAAATTAGGTCCTATACTATCTACGGCGCTTGGCCTACTCAAGTCGGTCAGATCGCTTTGGACTGGGATCAGGGTAACGCCATCGAGTATTTTCCCGTCGCGATCGCTTATGATTATTGGGCGCCAACGAACGAACTAACTACTGATGGTGCCGTCACGTACGGTCCCAGTGTTACTATTCGTAATAACGCTCCAGCTAACTAAGAACGGAAATTTATATTAATGGCGACATTTTCACTTTTCGGGTGGGAATTTAAGCGTAAAGAGCTTAAGGATACAACGCGTCAGTCGTTCACTCCAGAAGAGTCAAACGACGGCGCGGTACTAATAGCCGCGGGCTCTGGCTACGGTACCTACGTCGACTTAGACGGCACGGTAAGAACCGAGGCCGAACTGGTCACAAAATACCGTGAGATGTCACTTCATCCCGAGTGTGATGCCGCGATAGACGAGATAATCAACGAGTCGATGTCAATCGACGAAGATAAAATCGTCACTATAAACCTAGATGAAGTCGATATAGCAGACAAAATAAAGAACTCCGTAAAACGTGAGTTCAATTATTGCATGAAGCTACTCGACTTCAAAAACCACGCTTATGACATATACAGACGCTGGTACATAGACGGTAGGTTATACTACCACGTCATGATCGATAGGGATAAGCCTCGCGAAGGAATCAAGGAGCTTAGGTACATCGATCCGCGAAAGATTCGCAAAATACGCGAAATTTCTCGTAAACGAGCCGAGAACGTAAATCCCGGTGACGGCGCGTCGATTTTACAGACCGTCAATGAATACTTCATTTATAACGACAAGGGTTTTAACTACGGTAACAAGGTTGTCGGTCCGTCTACAGTTGGACTTAAGATAGCCAAGGACTCCGTTCTACACGTGGTTTCTGGTCTCACTGATAACCAAGGAACTATGGTCCTGTCGTATCTTCACAAGGCCATCAAGGCTTTAAATCAGCTTAGAACCCTTGAAGACGCTCTGGTAATATACAGGCTGTCACGGGCTCCAGAAAGACGCATATGGTATATCGACGTCGGCAACCTTCCAAAGATGAAGGCTGAGCAGTACGTTCGTGACATTATGGTGCGCCATAAGAATCGTCTTATATACGACGCGTCGTCGGGTGAGATAAGAGACGATCGTAAGTTTATGACGATGCTGGAAGACTACTGGCTTCCGCGTCGTGAGGGTGGAAGAGGAACTGAAGTAACTACTCTTCCTGGTGGTCAAACGCTCGGCCAAATGGACGACGTTTTATACTTTCAAAAGAAATTTCTCAACGCACTTAACGTTCCAATCTCGCGTCTAAACGCGGAGGCTTCGTTCTCGTTGGGTAGAGCTACCGAGATAACAAGAGACGAGCTTAAGTTCGCTAAGTTTGTCATTCGCCTTCGTAGCAAGTTTTCTATACTCTTTAATGAGATACTTAAGAGACAGTTGGTTCTTAAAGGCGTCATGTCACTCGATGAGTGGGATGCCATATCAACTGACATTCGTTATGACTACGCCAAGGATAACTACTTTACCGAACTAAAAGACGGTGAGATCGCGATGAACCGTGTTAATCTCGCTCGTAACTTCCAAGACATGCTCGGTAAGTACTACTCACACGAGTGGGTGCGTAGAACGATACTTCGTCAGACTGACGATGATATTCGCGAAATGGACTCGGAAATTGAAGCCGAGGATAAGAGCGGAGAACCGCGCTGGATTAATCCAGCAATCGTTCAAGCTGAACAGATGATGGAAGCGGTTCAGGCTCAACAGGAACAGATGGACGCCCTGGCTCAACAGAGCGGCGCGCCAGGATCAGAGGGTCCTGGCGGAGCACCAGCTGGTCCTGATCAGGGTCAACCTCCACCCGGCGCGGTCAGTTCAGACGCCGGAATATCTGGCGGCAATCAAGACTCTGGTTTTGGATACTCGCCGCCAGTTGAGGCTGAGGACGCTCAAAAACTAAAGCAGATTCATGACGCTATTAATTTTGTTCGCTTAATGAAACAAAAGGACAAAGGCAGTCGAAGCATGCAGGAGCAGTCAAAATATAACTCCGCTGTTCAACTTATCGCGAAGAACAGAGAATTTATTAAGAAGCACGCCATACAGGGCGCCGAGAACGCTTTTTCCGCGGAACAAGGCGTATAAATAGTTTAAATTAGGAGCCAATATGTATCAGGTAGAAGATTTAGTAGCCGCCGCTCTCGCTGAGACTCCTTCAGAATTAGAGACCGCTTTTCGCGGAATGATGCTCTCGCGCGCGTCTGACGCGGTGGATGGATTTAAGGCCGAAATAGCCGCTACTATCTTTAGTAAGAGCGACGCTGGAGAAGAAAATAATGTCTAAGGAGATAGCTGACACTCCAAAGGCCGAGGTGTTTCCGAAAGGCGTGAAAAAGCCAACTAAGGAAACTAAACCCACAGATCTCGGTGGGTACGCGCTTGGTAACCATGATCCAGAGTCCGATAAGTTTGCCGGTCGTCATGCAGTAGAAAAACACGGTGATCGAGCTGGTAATGATGATAAGCTGTTTAAAGCTTCCATCGTCAAAAAGGCTTTAGACGACAGCAAAAACAAGCGTCTAGCTGGTCACGGTTCAAAAGAAAAAGACGTCTATGAAGCCGAAAACCTAGACGAGTTATCAGACGCAACATTAAAGTCATATTCAAAGAAGGCTAATGCTGAGTTTGATACTGAGCTTAAACACCAAGGCGGTTGGAACGGTCTACGACATGGTACTCGTAGTTACAATACAGTTTTAAAACGCGGTGATGGTCTTGATAAAGCATCTAAAAAATTAGCTACACATGACGGTAATGAGACTGTACATGAAGCCGAGAGTCTAGACGAGAAGTCTATTCACATAAAGCGTCCCGGTGCACTGACCACGAAGGCGAAAAAAGCCGGTGAAGGCGTGCAGGAATATGCCAATCAGCACAAGCACGATGGTGGTTTGACTGGTAAACAGGCTAACTTCGCCATAAACGCCAGAAAATGGCACCACGAGTCAGAAGACATCGAGGACGTTGGTTCTTGCGCGAAGTGTGACAAAAATAACTGCACTTGTGATGGAAACGGATCGAAAAAAGGCAAACTTTTGCTAGGTGATAAACTTCGCGAAGGAACTATTCAAGAGCGTATTACGTATGCCGCTTTGATGGCACTGGCTGAAAAAAAAACTTAGTTGAAACCAACATAGACGACGTCGACGCTGACTATAGGTTATTGAAGGATAAACAAGAGGCCGCTAAAAAAGCAGGCGATTACTCTGGTTATTCGGAACTAGTTCGTAAAGCCGGTGAAAAATTACGTACTAAGGCGGCTGCTATTCGTAATGACGCTGATAAACGATTAAAGAATGGCAGCTTGGGCGAGGGATTAAGTGGAGCCGTTGAACCAATGATGGGTGAAGACGGAACCAAACAGAAGAAGAAACGCATTAATGGAAAGTCTAGTTTAGTACCAGACTTATACCAGAACACAACTAGGGACGTGGCCTACGCGATATGAGCACAATAATCAAACCACTTGGTACTGAGCAGTCTATTTCTAGCGCCAATACCGTGGCTAATTCCAATCTGGTCAGAGTCACGTATACTGGTGGCACTTCCAGCGTCCTTACGTTCGCTAATTCAGGCGGTACTTACGCTAATCTGACTATCATGTCTTCATTGCCTACGGTAATCGTTACTAAACAGTCTTCTGACACTCTACAGGGCACCAGTTTAATAGCCGTGCCTATCGCTTATAGGAACTAACGTGTATCTAATAACCGAAAGAAGCGACGACGTCGAATTCGTCACCGAGTCTGTTAACGGACAAAAGAACCACTATATCGTTGGTCGGTTCATAGTTGGTGAGGAACGCAATAAAAACGGTCGAGTATATCCTATGGAGATACTTGAGCCGGCAGTCGACAAGTACATCACTGAATACGTTAAAGACGCTCGAGCTTACGGTGAGCTTGGACATCCTACTGGTCCGTCGATCAATTTAGATCGCGTATGCAAGCGAATCGTTGAACTAAAGCAAAACGGAAACGCTTATGATGGCAAGGCCGTCATTACTAACACGCCGATGGGTAACATCGTCAAGGGTCTTTTTGAGACTGGCGGAAAAGTCGGTGAATCAACGCGCGGTATGGGTTCTCTTAAGGAAGCTGACGGCGCCATGCGAGTTCAAGACGACTTCAGACTAGTCGCTGTTGATACGGTCAGTGATCCGTCAGGACCAAAGTGCTTCGTTAAGGGTATCATGGAGGGCGTAGAGTACTTCTATG